ATGGACTAGGGTCCTCTCCTATCATAAGTCCTACTTTCTCAGCATTCCAGTTATTGAGCGCTATTTGAAGCAATCTCTCTCCTAAAAACTTTAGAGACTGATCCCATTGATCAAAATACTTCTGAAGAACCATCAAGTTGGCAGCCTGCTTAATTAGCGTTGTAAGCGTGCTAGACTGCTTGTCATTCTGAGCTGACCAGTTCTCAAGGTCTACACCCGATGTGCCAAATATGAGGCTCCTAAGCTGGTCTGCAAGGGCAAAGTCTGATTCAGGCACAGAAGAGGGTTGAATCTTCTCTACGTCTGTTAACTCGTAACCCTCATTGATTATTATGTCCCAGCCTTGACCTGATTTCTTGAGATTGTCTTCATTAGCTACAGCACTTACTTTTCTTTTCCAGCCCTGATTAATTGTAGCCTCAGAGATATCGTGATTAATAATAATCCTGCGATTGAGGAGATAATTGCTGTCTCGCATAGTTCGTACCAGACCACGGCACCTAAGGTCGTAGTAGTTAATATGAGGTTCGTAATTCCAGAAGACAGGAATGAAAGGACAGTCATCAAAGCCAAGAGGGTTATCGCCCTGAAACATGAGTTGATCATTTAGAACCACCGCCAATTTCCAACAGGGAACCTCTACCGAAACTTCCTGCATATCAGGAATGTTGTAAAGTAAAATATCTAATTGCTCCTGACCGCCTGCAAAGTCAAAGAACTGATTTCTTTTTTGCGAGTAAAGTCTTTTCTTTTTCCGCTTCCATTTGTACCATACATAACTAAGAACCATAAGGTCGTTACGTGCCATGTTGTAGTTCTCTGGGAGAAAATAAAAAGATCCGTATCTCTGGGGAGTACCCGCCATTGGAGATATATTTTGCAATTTATCCGGAAAACGGGACTCTGCCTCTTTTTTTGAAATGTACTCTTGAGTCCAAACGAATTGCGCGTCTGACATGTCAAAGTTGCGGAAATACGGATCTACTAGAAATGAATTGTACTCCCACAGCTTCAACTTTAATTGACCTTGTGCTGGATCATTTAAGTTGTAATCAAGGTATGGCTGCAAAAGAACCATTCCCGTAATGCACGCCTGCTCACATGCCCTAGAAAATTGCTCGTGAATTCCCTCACTATTGGCTACATGGACCATTAATTTAGTGTATTGGTCGGTAGTCTGAGGGTCGGCGCCTTCACAAGGGATATAATTGAATGATTTACGGTGCTGGCGCTGATAGCCAGTTACCATGTTCACAGGTTGCTGAAGAAGATTGAAATAATACTTACCGTATTGGCTTGTGTTACCTCTGCCGAAGTGTTGATTAACAAAATCTTGGGCGCCCGCATAGAACAAAGTATCTATGTTAGATTGATTCCATCGACTTTGTTCGATTGGCTGAAACTTGCTGTATAGAGTAGCTAACCATTGTCGTACATTGCCTTGGTTCGGTTCTAATGCGTTATTCCAGGGTGGGTAATAGAACGACAAGTTGCCTCAAGAAATTTATATTATTTCTAAAGGCAAATGTATCATTAAATATTTTATTTACGCTACCAGGAGGAATATGACTGAATTAACCATTATATATGGCTTAATGGGTGGAGTATTAGGGGCTTTGCCATTGATCTCTAATACACTTCAAGATATACTAAGAGTATTAAAAAATAGGAAAGGACTATGGACTTAGGAATCATTATTGCTATTACAGGAACAGGTGTTGCAGTTGTAGGAGCCGTCCTCTCTATGATGTTTTGGAGCAGAAGCGAGGCTAATAATTTGAGGGCTGAAGCAAAAGAAGATAGAAAAGATTTTATCCAGGCGTTCCGAGGACTTGAATTAGCTATTCAAGAAATAAAAATAGAAAATAAGGATTTCCATTATAGACTCTTAGAAATCGAACGCAGCAGGATTAAATCTTAATCTTAACAAGAAAGGACTATGGGTACAGATCTAGGAGTTATTATAGCCATATCAATAGGGTGCTTTACTATCGTGGGCGCTACCGTAACCATGCTATTATGGTTAAGAAGTGAGTCTAGATCTGATTGGAGGAATCTTCAAGATCAGATCACAGAAGACAGGAGAGAATTTATTTGTATAATTAATGAAATAAAATTAGAAAATAAAGATTTTCACCACAAGCTTCTAGAAATAGAAAGAAATAGATCTAAAGCACAATCCTGATAGGTTTATTGACAGGCTCATAGCTCTCGTTGACATGGGAGCAATTGATAAATTTAATCTCAGTAATTCCAAGTTTTTCAGATGCACCCTTTCTTTGTACGTGATCATATTGTCCATACGACTCATGAATGTGGCCAAATATATGCACCCTTGGCCTAATATCAAAAACTCTCTTTAAGAGCGAAGTGCTTCCGACGCATTGCACTCTCTCATGGCTAAATGGGCCATATTTCACTACAAAATCTAAAATGCCATAAGGTGGAGAATGAGTGATAAGAATGTCTACATCATCAGGGATAAGCTGAAATTTGGCCTCTAATTCCTCTTCTGTGCCCGTGAATGCGGTGCAGAGAGGGTTTATACCAGGGAAGGCTAGCGTCCATGGTGAGCCCCAGATCTTCAATTCTTTCGTTGTCTGATGACCCTCTATGGTTTTTTCATATTCAAATGTGGTTCCTGAGTCACAGAGGTATTCGACAGCATTTGACCTAATTCTATTTTCATTCATTACCCATTCAGGTAGCGGGTCAAATTCTCCTTTTTCAACTAGATTATCATGATTTCCAGCAATCCAAATTACTTTTTTGTAATCCTGTCTACATACCCATTTATGCCAATCCATATATTCAATAAATTTATCCATAGCAGTCAAATCTCCAGCAACAATAAGCAAGTCTCCGCCTTCTAGCTTTGGATAATGACCATGGAGGTCTGCAATGCAATCAATGATCATATTTTGCACACTGTAAAAACTTTATCGAATATGTGATCATTTTAAGAGTCTCCAAAAAAGGCGCGATACAACAGAACCTCTCTCTGTCTTAATGCCTTGTGGAAAATCATCCTCTGGTCCTGCAACAGGTGCATACGCAATCGCATTAAGGATTTGCATTATCTCAACTTTAACTCCGGAAGGGATAGACCCTGGAGGAACATCGTCGGCTATGTATTCATTCCAATCGGAAAGATCAATTTTCATTTTCAAACTTATCCTTATAAAATTGCTTTACCAGCTCAACTTCTTTACAGAAATCCTCATAATCAAAGCCGCTATCTTTATAACAATTTATTAAAGCCGTCCAACAACCGGCAGCCCAAATAGTACTATCCATCCCAGGATTAGTTTGTACAAGCTCGTGTATAAGACTATAGGCTTTTTCAGCTTTCTCTTGATCATCAGATTTAGGCTTTCTTATTTTAATGTCTGGCATTAGTTATCAAACCCTATAATTACTCTTATATTTCTCTTTTCTTCATAGCTAAGGTAAAGCCTCCCTTTCATGAGCCTAGGAAGTATATATTTAAAAAATATAAAGAAATAGGACTCGCCTAGGAGCGCATCTTTCCAAGGCAGTTCTAAAACTTCATCTAGATGAGCATAAGTACAAGAATGAATATCAAGGTCAGAGAAATACGCTTTACTAGAGCAATCCTTAGGAATTCCCCTCCAAGCAATCCGGCCAGCTAATTCCCAAGAATCATAGCTTCTTACATCACAAAGAAAAGAGAAAAGCCTATAATCCCTATCATCTGGCATTAAATCTTGAGAGATCTCTAAACTCTTCCATTTGCCTTCATTATTCTTTACTTCAATGATCAAATGAATGTCACAACCCATATACTTCACCTAAACCCATAATCCGCCCCAGGTTGCCATTTACGGCCATCATCCTTATATCCCAAGGTGCGCCCGTCAACATGGTCAAACCTTTGTGGCTTGTGGGTGTTAACCGCATACCTTAAAGCGTCAACGGCGTGGTCGTTCATCTTCAAGGGCTCGTCCTCGCCTCTTTCTAGGCATTTAGGGTGCCAAACATAAGTTTCTATCTCTTTTATAAGATTGACGCATTCGGAACAAATAAATAATTCCCCGCCTTTAAGAAGGCTTATAGTCTTAATTATTCCCTCGTTAACGTCATTTTCAGCATTCACGGGGTGCAAACCTAATCTCTGCAAATCAACACGAAAGGTTGCAGCGCTAGGATCAATATATATGTTCTTAATAGAGTAAGGCTCTATCCATTCCTTAATATCTTTTGCAAACTCTGAACTGCTTTTCTGAAAGCCCTTCTTCTTATAATCCCAATAGTATTCCTTTTCCACCCACCATAAGGGCTTTTCTTGCGCCTGCCGCCCACAATTGACGCCAATAAGAAGAGCAGCAAAAGCGTTACTTGTTCCGTAGTCAATTCCCAATATCCAATAGTCTGCAGCCCGCGGAGGACGCGGTACAATATGCAATGTACGGTCAAAGAAATCAAAGATAGCGCCCTCTGCAAGCGTCCACTCTCCAAGGTAGTTGCGCTTATAGAATACACCGGACAGGCTATTCTTTATCCGGTTCTTATAGTCATTGTCGACAAAAGGATTGTCCTCAAGCTTGAATTGCAGTTCATAGTAGTTAGGGTCGCCCTCTCGAGCCTTGTCAATCCACTGTTTAAGTGTGTGGGTAGGGTAGGACGGATTCATAGTAGCAAATAGCATGGAGTGCGGGTTTGAGATACGGGTGCTTATCATGTCGATAATGACAGAGGGGTAAAGCGTCATCTCATCGCAATAGCAGATACTCATAGTTTTGCCCTGGATAGCGCCCAATGCACCGGAGTCGCCGGCGCCAATAGTAGCTATACGCTTGAGATTGCCCTTAGAGTCAACGAAGGTTAGCTCTCGACGACCCTCAAGCCAACGGCAAAAAGGCCTGAAAATGCCTAGCGGGTCAGCAACGCCAGGGGCCGGCCTTTCTATGATATGTTTGATAACGTTTGAAAAGATCGAGGACGCGGTGCATCCTATAAACCATATTTGAGAGTCAGGGCAATCGTTTACCGCTTGCATGACACGGAAATTATTGGCCATAGTTTTTCCGGAACGGACGGAGCCATGAGCTAAATTAATCTTTTTAATTGACTCTAAAACATATTTCAGCTGTTTTGGTGCTAACAAATCCATGAATACCTAGTTAATGGTTTAAATACTTGAATAGGAGATAAGAAACTTGAGCGAATACACCGGCGAGCAAGAAGATCAAGAACCACAAAAAGAAGTCACTCGAGATGAATTGGTTGACCAACTTCAAGCTCAGGTTAATTACTATGACCAGCTTCCTCAACACGAAAAATTTACCTTCGTTACTAATGCAGACCTTGCTTATTTCATGCTATTGGTATTAAATATTTTAAAGAAAGGAACAAAATGAAAAAATCGTCAGGAAAAGATATTGAGATAGTGCAACAAGAAGCCCAGAAAATCTTAGATTCATTGATTTATTTACCGCCTAGAATAATGCTACCGGCCGCTGAACTGGCTTTTATTACTATTTTGGTTGACGCAATAATACCGGAAAAAATAAACGATTCGCTGGATATGTTTGCTAAGCACGTCAAGGCGTTTGTTAAGGATCGGGTTAATAAAGATGAGTAAAGGCATGGACGAAGAACAAGCCTTAAGAATAGTACGCAATCACGCCACGGAGATTGTGGGAGTGGTCGAACACTTAGAACCCAACCTAGCGTTAAGCTCTGTTGAATCGGCTTTTATTTGGCTTATTTACCATTGCATCCCACCTGAAAAAAGAAGGGGCGCGCTTGATTCGTTTCTAAAACATGCAAGCGAGTGTTTTGAATTGTCAGACAGAAAGGCCGCTGAAATCATGGTAAAAGAAGGGAATAAGAATGAGTAAACAAATCATGATGACAGATTTGCCCGACGAAATTTATCAGCAAGTGCAAGAAGGTTCTAGTAAAATATTAGACAATCTCCGCAAATGCAATGATAGTAGGGTAGGGGCAACGATATTGGTATCGGTGATAACTAATTACGTATATGAGTTCGAGGGCTCTAGGGGATTGTTTGATAAAATAGGGGCGTCAGTTGCGCTTACGCTTGATAAGTGGCTGTCAGAGGATTCTTGAGAGGGCACACTATCGATACTCAAGGCGGGGGATTCGGAGCTACCATGCAAGCTTTGTTGACTCTTGCCTATCTGAACCATGAGTGTATTGAACTGTTGTGTTAATTCGGGGGGCGCTACGATCATTTGGTCATGGTCCCTCTGGCCTAGCCATTGTTTACCTAGCCATATAGCCATTGCGAAGCTTTTTTGAGCGTGTTTATATTGCAATCTTCTTAATGAGATTTTGCCTATTTCAGAGAATTTCTTATATATATCGGCATAAAGCATACCGTATTGTTCCTGTGCTCTATCATGCAAAGTATTAACGTCTAAATGCAATACAGAAGCTATTTCCCCTTGCGTACATTGTATAGCGCAAAGGTCCTCAAATACCTTCCAATCAACTGGTTTCTTCGGCCTTCCTAGCGTTGCCTTGTCTAATACTTCTATTTCAGATTTATCACTCATAGAAACTTCTTTAACCATTTACTTTCAGCGTTTAACAGAAAAAGAATATTTATGCATTGATTTTATTTCCTGTTATGTTATGATGTTCGGCATAACGCAATAAAGCGTGATAAACACAGAGGTAACAAAATGGCAATGATTCTAGACGACAGCCTTAACGAACTAAGGGGATAAAGTCCCCTTTTTAACAATAAACACAAAAGGATAACAAATGAAACTACTAACTAAAGAAATCTTAAATAAACTACCCGCTCTATATGCAACTGAAAGCGTCTCGTTGGCTGACAAGCTTATCATATTAAAGCTATTCACACCATGGAGTAGCTTTACTTGGTATATTGCTGAATACAATCCCGAAACCG